GGGCGTCTGAAAGTTTAGCCAGGTCAAAATATGATTTTCTTGCTAAAGGGAAAAAACATACAGGGCAGGATTCATTAAACCCTATCCTTGATTGGAACAGTGCGGAGGTGTGGTTATATACCTATGCCCGGAATCTCCCCGTTAATATTGCTTATCGCAAGGGGAATAACCGCGTCGGATGTATTTTATGCCCGGGCGGAACAAAACTCCGGGAATACATAGCATCAAGATGCTATCCGGAGATGTATCAAAGATTTTATCAATATCTTAAAGATACTTATGATCCAAAAGTGCTTTATACAGGGGATATAAATGATCCGCATTTGGGGAAAATTTGGGTTGCAAGAAAAAACGGCAATGGCCTGTTAATCCCCTGCAATTATGAAGATCAAAGACAGAATGACACCTGGGTTTTTACACTGACAAAAGTAAGAACAGACTGGCGCGAATGGATAAAAACTATTGGGATCCTGCTGAATGATAAAAGCCCGTATCAAATTAGATTTAGGAAAGGTGTTTATTCATTTACTGTTCAGCCATTGGCCGGAGGAGGGCTTGATGTGCGCGCAACGGATCTTCATACGCGCGAATGTAAAAGCTTCATCAAGATGCTGAAACAGGTTTTTAGAAAAGCGGCCTGCTGTGTCATGTGCAGAGTGTGTGAAGCTGATTGCCCCTTCGGTTGTCTGAAAATGAAAGACGGGAAAATTGCAATCAGTGATGATTGCAGGCATTGTTCATGCTGCCATCACGCTAAATCCGGGTGTTACATATACCACAGCACCTGGAAAAGGCGCAACGGTAAATATTATTACATGGTGCATAAGGATGAAAAAGATAATGATAAATTATAACTGCTGCAAATGCGGCCATGCAATAACTGATAAAGATATCATTGGGATTAATAAAAAGCTGTTAGGCGCCCGGACAAAACAATTTATGTGCCTGAAATGTTTAGCGGCCTTTTTTGGTACCACGGAGGATGTTTTACGCTACAGGATTGAGGATCTGAAGGATAGCGGGTGTCCGCTTTTTAAGTGATAGATAAAAATGAGAAAAACATCACAAAATAATTTATAAAATCTCTTGCACTCTTTCTAACATAAGTGTAGAATAGCTAACAGAAGGGCGGATTGAGGAACCCGCCCGGAAACAGGAAAACATAAGGAGTTGGAAATGACTGATTTTGAGATTGAAAAGGGCATGATTACCGGCATGGTTAAAAGCCTTTTTAAGGGCGTCAGGGTTGTATCAGATGGCTGTGATGATGGTTCATTCAAGATCATGATCCCGAAAAAGGCCGCCGAGCATTGTGTTATCCGCTATGTTTTTGGGCGTGTTCGCAAATATGCGCAATCTGTCGAGATGGCTTTTAACAACGTCCTGGCCGTTGATCCTTTCCTGGCTGATGATGGGGCCTATTTTTCATTTAGCGTTGTTACTGCAAAGCGCTGTTAATCAAGGGCGCCGCCCTCCGGGGCGGCATTTTCAAGGGGGCATAAGCATGAAATATGAAACGGTAGAAAAAAAGATGCTTGCCGGGTTCATGCCCGGGGGATATGCGGCCGTAACGCGCCGCCAGGTTGCATTCTTCCTGATGCAGCTTTTTGGTGTTGATGAATCATCTATAACCCGCTGGCGCGTCCGGGGGAATATTCCCCCTAAACGTTCTGAAAGGCTTATCAGGCTTTTCCCTGAGTTTAAGGAGGATGAATGATAACCTGGCAGGATCTTGTTAAAATACTCAAAACAGGGACAACGCCGCCGTTCAGTCTTGAGACTGTGCCTGAATTGCGGCGCTGGTGCGCGGCCGAGTTTGAGGTTGAATCCCAGACTGTTTGGGTTTGGCTGAAAACGAACAGGCTGCCTCCTCATGTTCGGCAGCAGCTTGTTATGACATGGCCGGAGATTTTCCATGAGATTGAATACGGCGCCGGAGGAAAATATGCGTATGCAGTGCAGCAAAAAAGGGATTGATCTGATTAAATCTTTTGAGGGTTTTTCCCTTACCGCCTATCACGGCAAATGTGACCGGGCGGGGCTTTACACTATAGGCTGGGGGCACGCCCGCGGGGTGCGCCCCGGGGATAAAATCACCCTGGAACAGGCCGAGAAGCTTCTGCGTGATGATATCAGAGACGCCGAGAACGTTGTCAATCTTGATTATGTTTCAGGGCGTGATAAGCCGCTTGTTACTCAGAATCAATTTGACGCGCTGGTGTCATTTGTTTTCAACGTCAAGCGGGAATCATATTTAGACAGTACTCTCCGCAGGAAGCTGAAGGCGGGTGACAAAATGGGCGCGGCCGGTGAGTTTAAGCGTTGGATTTATGCGGATCACAAAATAGCGCCTGGGCTTATAACCCGCCGCGCTGCTGAGCAGAAAATGTTTCTTCAGGGCGGGTCCGCTGATATAGCGGCCCTGCTCCTGGGGATGATGCTGGCAGGTTCTGCGCTGTTGGTTGCAATGCTTTTTATGCTGTGATTATGACACGTGAAGAGTTTATAACATCAAAAATCACGCTTGATATTTTCGATATAGCGGATATTTTAACCGCCGCCCTGCAGGAAAGGGGATTTTTACAGGCCGGGGAAAAAATCCACGCCTACGACATGGAACCCGCCCTGGCTGCCGTTGGTTATTATCTGACCATTGAGCGCAAGAATGATGTTTTATCAGTCAGGAGGGCTGCGCGATGAATTACGGATTACCATATAAGGGATCAAAAAACAGGATAGCAAAAAAGATTCTTGATGTTCTGCCGCCCGCCCCTGTCCTGTATGATGTTTTTGCGGGAGGCTGTGCCATTACCCACGCCGCAATGCTATCAGGCAAATATAGCAGAGTGGTTGCAAATGATCTCAACGGCATGATCCCGCATGCGTTTGAAACTGCCATAACCGGGGGCTTCAGGAATGAGGATCGCTGGATATCCAGGAATGATTTTCAAAGACTGTATAAAACAGATCCTTACGTTGCTATCTGTTTCAGCTTCGGGAACAATCTGCATGAATATTGTTACGCCCGCGACCTGGAGCCATATAAGCGCGCGCTGCACTATGCCATTTTCTGGAAAGATACCGGCCCCTGGCGTGAATTATGCCCTGAGACGGCTGACGCCCTGAAAAAGGCCGTGGAATCGGAACAGGACAGGCATAAAAGGCGTATAGGCGCCGGCCGCGCGATTGTAACCGCGCTGAAAGCGGGGCTGATGAATGGCACTATTGATCCCGCGGTCATGAATAAACCTATTTACAGAAAAATCCGAAAAGAAAAAACGCCTGGATTAAGTCTTCAATCAGCTGAAAGCGTTGAACGCCTGAAAAGTCTTGAAACGCTGGAAAATGATGAAAGATTGCAGCGTTTGGAAAGTTTGGAAAGATTTGAACGCCTGAAAAATCTTGAAACTTTACAGACTGATGAATCACTTTGCAGGTTGCAAAGCCTGGAAAGGTTGGAAAGAATAAACTCTACAGATGTGCCCCCTGTCCTGACTGTAACCACGGGGGATTATAGGGCGCTGAATTTTGAGCAGGGCGGGATTATTTACTGTGATCCGCCGTATAAAAGCACAGAAGAAAGATATGGCCGGGATTTTGATTTTGATGATTTTTATGCGTGGTGTGAACATCAGGCCAATCCCGTTTTTATATCAGAATACACCATGCCTGAAGATCGTTTTGTGCCCGTGGCGGCGTTTACCGTAACCCGGAAAATGGATGCTAAAAAATCAAGCATCTGCTATGAAAAAATCTGGAGGCCGCGGTGCCAGTCAGGTATTTAATCGCGGCCGCAGGCGCGTGTATCCTTTTCGCGTTTGCCTGCGGTTATCATCAGGGCGCCGAAAAAATAAAGCGGGATATGGCTATTCAGGCCGCGGCCCAGGCAGAAGACGCCCGGAAAACTGAAAAGGATATGCAAAAAAGATTAAACGGCATAACGGAGAATTATCTTCATGAGATTGACGAATATAAAAAGACTATTAACGCCTATGCCGCTAATGATTTTTCTATTAGCAGGCTGTCAGACGCCCGCCCCTGTCAGGCAGTGCCCGGGAAGACCGGAGATAAACCCGGTTTTGCTTGCTATTCCGCAGCCGACATACAGAGAAAAATTAAAGAAAGTCTGGCTATTGCCGCCGAATGTGACGAAATCGCAATCAGATATAAAGCGTTAGCGGAATCATGTAAATAAGAAGGCTGGGCTATTGAGGAGTCGCACCCCTGGCCGCGTGACTCGGCCATGTTTTTGAACTAATAGCCCATTGAGATATACAGGCGCGTAGAGCGCCGCGCGCCTGTTTCAGCCGCCAGCAGTTTGCTTTTAATCTTCTGTACGAATGAAGAAAGCCGGGCGGAATGCTTGAAAAGCATTATAATATATAGGCGGGGCTTTATTCAAGCCTTTAACGCTCCTGACCGGGGCGCGCGCCTTCCCCGAGGCGCAATATCGGGCGGGCTTCATGCCCGCCCTTCCGCAGGCGTTTCTTTTTATTCAAATCCTTTTATCATTTTGAGCGTGATCTATATCACATGTTTTTATTGTTTATTGACTTTTTAAGTTAAAAAGAGTACATTATGAATGCGCTAATGCCGCGGTTTTTCCTTATGTTTTCCTGCGGTCTGATTCCTGGCGCATTCCTCAACAGCGGGCCAGTCACCCGCTGTTTCTTTTTTTATTCCGGGATTTTGCGCAAAAGCAGTGCTAACCCGATGGCCCCGATATCTATAATATCCTGTTCAGCTATCTTTCCCCGGAGGAGCCTGCCACCGCGGTTTACGGCCGTTTTTATCATCTGTACATCAGAATAGCCTGATTTTGTCAGATCCAGGGCGTTTACCCTGATGCTGTTCAAAATCTCATCTAATTTACTTTCCCTGCTCATTGTTTCCCCTGAATTTGCTCATCTCAATATTTTTGATTTTGCGCTGCTGCTCCTGTTTTACAGGCTCATCAGGCAAGCCGCATAATGCCTTTAATTTGGATACACGCGCGTCACCTATTGCCGATGTAAATACGTTTGCCGCCGCCCATTCCGCGGGGGTTATCATCTGCGGGGTGAACGTGGGATTATTATATTCCGAGAACCACTGATACAGGATTTTGACCGGGCGCTCGTTTGTCGTCCTGGGGCGCCTGATACCTTCTACCACATAAATATATACTTTGTCCCCGGTCCCCGGGACAGCATGATTCCAGAAGTCTGTAACCTGTACATATGCGGGATCCGGGATATCTACCCCGGAATCTTCCGCCGCCTTTTTCAAAACCCAGTTAACGCCGGCCGCATCGGTAAACTGCCGCGTCATGTTAAACCCCTCAACCTGGCACAAACCTAACCCGGCCGGAACGGATTTATTCCCCGCCTGCTGATACCCTCCCTGGGGCGGCATGATGTTGTTAACCTGTGCCGGGGCGGGGATATTCCCGGCCTGATACTGCCCCAGGACGCCCGGCATGTAATAGCCATTGTTAATCATGCTTGTACACCCTCCAAAGATTTAACACCGCCGTTGCTACATGGTAAGCGTTTTCTTTCAAGTCTGCCACATCCGCTGAATCATGAGCCTTTTTAAGTTCATTGACCTCCATCACAAATATATTATATGCGCCCGCGTCTGTGTTCCTGTCATACTTGCTCCACGTCTCCGGGGGATTATGATCCACTTTTGCGCACTCTGACATAAAAACAGCGTCCGGCCCTGAGGGTTCCGCCCCGGATTCAGGTATGTAAATCTTCATGTTTCACCTACAAAAAAGCCGGGCGTTAAAGCCCGGCCCGGTATGGTTCCAAGCTGAAAGACTATGCGCCCGCCGTGGTGCTCTTGCTGTTGCAAAGGGCATTCATGGCCGCCAGGATCTGTGCTGTCTGTGCCGTCTGACTTGTCGCAAGCTGCTGCTGGAGATTGATCTGAGCCATAAGCGCCGCGTTCTGTGCTTTACTGTCAGCCAGGGCGGACTGGATCGCCTCGGTCTGAATCTGACGCTGTAATTCCCTGTTTGCGCATCCTTCCTGCTCAACCTTCTGCAGGACCTGACAGCAGCACTGCTGCTGCTGTGCCGCAAGCTGCTGAGCCTGGAGCCTGTTTTCATAGTTCTGCGCTATGATATTCTGATTGATTGCCGCTCCGTTGGTGTTTACAGCATTAGTAACGCCGCAGAAGCCCTGCTGCATTGCCATATCAGACGCCGCCCGGGCCTGAAGATTGCTTACATTTGCCGCGTTCTGCGCCTGGATGTTGGAAACGTTGGCAGAATTAATCGCGTTGGTGATTGCGTCTCCGGTAGAATTAATCAGATTCCCGGTAAACTGGTTCTGGTTAGAAGTCTGAAGAAGCAGATCCCGATCCGCGTTTGCCACCTGTCCCTGGAGAGTGCTAACCTGAGCCTGAATCGCGTTAATTGCCCCGGTATCATATCCGGCCGCCGCATTGCCGCGACCGCCCCAGGGGCCGTTGCCGTTCCACAGTGAGCCTAAAACAAGTCCCCCGACAAATCCCGCACCGCCGGAAAGCAGAGACATCCCGCCGAATCCATCGCCCATATCTATCATAGTTCCCTCCGCCATAAGAGCCTCCAAAAGAACCGATAAAAACAAAACCGCCCGTTTTTCAGGGCGGATTAAGTTTATTACCGCGGAAAAGCGCTATTGCGGATTTTTTCCGGGTGTGTTTGCGTCTTCCCATAGTTTCTTAAATATGCAACATATACGGCGCATTTCATCACGTTTTACATCTAATCTATATTGCCGGGTTATCAAGACATCTGTATATAAAATCGTATCAGAAAGCGACATAATGCATTTCTTCAACAATTCTTTATCAGTTAAATCATCAGTCAAAGATTCTTGCATCATAGTTCACCAGTTTCAGCGTGCATGATTTGTCACCCGGCTCTACAGACTGCACCCAGCAGGGCACTATCTCACCAATAGCGAAAAACGGATACTCGATTGTCGCGCCGTATTCAGGATCCCACGGGATAAAACTGCCCGAAATCTCAAGCGTAAAATTATCCTTCCTGACAAAAGTGTAATTTATCGATGAACCGTCTTTTTTCCGCACGTAAACAACACCGGAATCAAACCTGGCGGGGATTGACTGATCCACGGTGATTGTTTTGGCTGTGCTGTCGTATGCCGTGATTCTTCCGCTGATGTTGCTCAGTTCCTGCGGCAGCACTAAACCGACATAATCAAGGTACTGGCAGTTCAGGCCGTCTAATTCCGTCTGTATTTCATACTGCGTTTTACAATATGTTAAAAATTTCAGACGCCTTACAGCCAGGGCGCGGGCCTGCGCGTGATTGTCATCTGTGCCTTTTATGCCCCACGTGTCCAATTTTTCCGCGTTGTTAGTGGTTGCATATGTAGTCTCTACTACATTGCCTGAATCATCAAGATGATAAAAGTACGTTGATGTTTTCCAGGTGATGGAATCGATGTATGACAGCTCAATTTCTTTTACATCGTCATCTTTCGCAAATGTGAGATTAACTACCGGGGCGGCCGTGAGGTTCTGCGGCATAAAAATCTGCTGGAAGGCGTCAGATGATGATTTTTTTGTCATCCGGGCAAATGCCACGAGATTATTTGACACCGCAGGCTCGGACATGCACACCTTCAGCGCGTTCCTGAGTTCGTCCAGCAGCGTGCTGTCATCGTCTATCGTGCCGGTGAGTTTATACCTGTTTGATTTGCAGTATGAATCAAGCGCCGCCAGGGAGTTGTGATCTATGATTCCCGCGTATTTGCTGTTGTTGAGTATGTACTGTACAACAGGCGCCACATCTTCCGTTATGGCTAAATCCGTGCCGTTCACGGCCGGCAGCTTCCTGGTCCAAAAAGTAGCAATCTGATTTTCAGAAAGTTCAGAAAGAGTCTCAGACCCGCGGAAACGGCATAAAATTGTAGTCATCCCCGCGTATGAAGTCGGCTGCGCTATGCAGGATTTTAATCCGGTCCACTTGACTGTATCGACCTGGGCGGCGTCGTCTACTTTGTCGGATTTGTTTTTTATCCGGCACTCATACGCGCCCGCGTCAAATGTAAACGTAATAGTTTCCGCGAGTTCATCCCCCGTGCCCGCCGTTTTCTTGTATTCATACGCGGTCCAGGCTGATGTTCCTACTTTTCGCCACTCTATAGACAGCGTTACGGTTCTTTCATCATATTTGCCGCTTCCATTCAGATACCCCAGCCCGGCGGGAAAATCGATATCAACTTCGTACTCAGTAGCAGTGGCGCCAATAGGACAGGCGCGGTAAGGCCCGGCGTATTCTTTCGCTTCGGCCGCATCCGCGTCTTCCTGGTATGAGACAGTGAGAGCATCATCCGCTACACCGTCAACCCACTGATCCGACCCCCAAAACCCCGACCACGGGATCTCCTTATCAGTATCAGGATCGATCCGTTTGACTGTATATACCGGGGCGGATACTTCTGTGCGTTCAATAATCGCCCCGCCTGCTGGATGTACCGGATTCCCTTTTACAGTAGTGCTCCCGACCTCGGTTATCTCATACGTGCCATTGTCTGACAGGCGTTTTTCACCAGTCAGCGGATCAATAACGGAATCTGACAATGTCTGACGTATCGTTACTGTATAACCGCTGCCGGCATCACCGGGATATGTTCCCGGCTCCGGCTTGCCCGTAACTTCCGGCAGGGCGGTTAATCCTGATATCTCAACGGTTATTTTCCCGTCAGCTGCGGAATAAGAAATTACGTTGCATTCACCTGACACGGTTCCTGTATAAGTCTGATATACAGGACCATTGCCATAGCCGCTTATGATTTTTTCCCATTTCGTTAGCGTTACATCTACAGATGTGTCAGCTATGCATGCCAGATCTGACCACGTGCCCGCCCAGGTGATTTGCACATTTCCGGACTCGAGGAGCACAGCATCGGCATCCGCGGAATCAGCCCATGCCCTGACATCCGGCGCGTTTGTGATCCTGATGTAATCCCCCGCCTTGACGCCGATATTCGCATCGGCAAGTATAAACGCCTGGCTGCCGCCTGTAGTAACTGAGGGCCTATATCCGACATATTGCCAATAAACACCGCAAAAACTTTTCGGCATGATATGCCAGGACAGGCCGCCGTCTTGACCGCTCGCGGTTGATTTGCCTCCGGTGTATACGACATAACCGCCGGATTCACCGGGATCTACATTGCCAAATGGATTAAGCGTCTTGCCTGATGATGTGACCTCGGTGCTGCTGTACCAGCATTTGTGCATTCCTTCCTCAATCCCATTAGCTGACACATCAGCACCGGGATCAAAAACCTGATATCTGACATCACTGCCGCTATAACCTGAAAACGGGGTGTTTCCGATATAGATATCGGAACCATCAGATTTATAATCGTACCACCCGGCGCCCTGGCACAAAATCATATCTATATACTTTTTATTGCGCCTGTAAAAAGTATGCTTATCCGCAAGGTAATCCGGGAAATGCTTTATCAGGCCGAAATTCTCCGGAACAACCTGCTGCAGCCTGACCTTGTTACCCTGGGCGTTGACATCGTATATAGTAGATGTGTCTGATGTTTTTGCCGGGTTATCAGCCTTCAGCCTGTTCATCATGTACAGACTATAGGCTACCGAAGCAACCGCCACAATGGCCGCTACAATAGCAAATGCTGCTTCAACGCCCTGAGGCTCTACAATGATTTTCAGTTCCTCAACACCGGACAGCGGCGTATCCCAGAAGGCTTTTTTCCCGTCTATATAGATAGATACAGATAGCTTATCAGGCGCGAAATCCCGCACTTCACGGGCTAAAAGATCCTTAACAGTGCCGGAAAAATCCGGAATGTGTATCTGCTCAATCGGATAAATCAGACACTGACGGGTGTATATCCTGACCTGCATATCTGTAAAACCTCCTCACACACTGCGGATAAAATGACTCAAGCGGCTGCTTCCGGAATCCATGCCAGTTTGTAGTGTGCAGTATATCACCCTGGTAAAAAACCCCGACATGGAACAGAATCCCATGACGGTAATAGCAGATAACGCAATAATCTTCCGGGGCCGCTATTTCCTGAAACACATGCCGGGCAATCATCCCGGCGGCGGGGTCCCTCATGGTTTTTTGCGAAAAATCCACGAATTCCGGCAGTTCAATCCCTTTCCGTTCTGCTAGAATGCACCGGACCACGCCCCAGCAGTCAAGATCCGGAAATGTACGCCCCCCGGGTGTGTGTCTGACAAAACTGTACTTATCTATCCAGTTCATGCTATGTATTTCAGCCCCGGGGCGTTCTTGTCAGTATACCGCAGGCGCGGAAATGCGGTGTTCAGCATATCGCAAAAAGACGCTACAAACGTGGCCTGCTCAGTCGTGATTTTCGCGTCTGTGACCGTAAGGCGTAATGACTGCATCAGGCTGTAATCATCGGGTGCCCATTCCTGCAACGTCAGATATGTTGGCGCCAGGGATTCAATCGCTTTTTTCGTCATCTGATACGCTTCCCCGGAAACGTTGCAGATAGCGAAGGAAAGATCTGAAAAACCGGAATCGGACCGCTCCGGCAGCTGGATCGTAAACGCCGCGGCGGCATAAGTGTTTTTATCGATGGTTACATCAGTGTACCCCAGGACATACCTGTAAACGCCCGCTTTTGCGTTTTCAAACGTGAGCGTTATAACGGGCATCTGGCCGCCGGACGCGCATATCTCAGACAGGGAATAAATCATGCCAGCTTGATTCCGTAAGTCAGAGAGTTGTCCAGCAGGGCCATATAGGCTTCGGAGCCTGATTCATATACTGTCCCGGCTTTCGGGGTGCTCATTGACGGAATGAGCATGCGATATATATATGTATAATCTTTTGTCGTGACAGGCTGCTCGATTCTGCGGAGGAAAATCCTGCCATCTTTCGGATGCGGGAACCACTCGCCGGAATTCCATAACGCGGGATCACGCGTTTTGTCACTGTAATTCGCTATGACGGGGGGCAAATAGCCTTTGTTCCAAGTAGAATACCAGACATATTCTCGGTTAATGCCCGCGGTAATAGGCAGCCACAGCAGGAAAAGATGCAAGCCGGAGGGCAAATTGTCCATGTAGACGTAATTACCTAGCAGCATTAAATGTGAAGCCGCGCTGTCATTTATATTATCCAGGGAGGACATGTCTGTAAATATTCCTTCATAGCTAGTCCAATTATACCTGGGCGGGCTGAACGTTCCCGGGGTCAGTTCGTACTGCGTGTCAATATCAAAAATCCCCGGCGTTTTATTTATAAACCACATTGACGCAACAGGCTCTGACGCGCTTCTTGTCTGTTTAGTAAATGCCAGCTGAAAATAATTATAGCTTGTATGCGATGAGTTAATACTGTATGCATAGCCATATTTTCCACCTGCATAGACAATGCTCATGTTCACAGCCGAGGTGTCACCCGAAGGCGTAATATCCCACTCCAGGCGCGTCTGAATATTGTTATAACTAGTCCCATAGTACCCCCGGAGGAATTTGGAGATGTAATTGCATGCTTCCGCGCTGTTCTGATACCCATCGCCATATGTCGCAGGCGTGACGCACATCATATCAAACGACGGAAGAACGCAAATATCTAAATAATATCTGCTGTCACGCGTGTAACAGAAAATGCACAGCCCGACTGAATTAAAATGCTTGCCGATAAAAACGATTTTTGAGCATGGCGGCACCGACCCTCGGTAATCAGTCTCCGAGAAAACCGGAAAATTTTTATACCCGTCAGCGCTGTACGCAATCTCTTTCTGAATCCCGAGGTCCGGAACGTCAGTGATAAATTTATTTACAATCCAGTCCGTCATGACGTCAAGCGCTGAATTAGGGCTGGCACTGTCTAAAACAACTGACTTTGTGATTCTTTTCTTGTATGCCATTTTTACTCATCCTCCACTGTGTCGGCGTCTTCAGCGATATTTATCTGTGATGTGCCATCGAATCCGGGCGCACGTTCTAACGCATTCCAAAAACTCAATCCGCCCTGGGCGTCATCGCCGCCCTCGGACTCATCTGCGGTGATGCTCATGCCATATTTATCACTTCCCGCGTTATCACTGCCCGCATCAGCCTCCGGGAGCGGCGCTGTTGCAAGATCCAAAATAAGATTGATTTTCCACCGCGTTTCGGTTTCAGACTTCCAGGTGAGTGCCGCGGAAATAGCGCCGTTTTGGATCCTGACTGTCTGATATTGCGGTTCCTTGTCGCCTGTGTCTGAAGATAACACGGGCGCCATAAACCACGCGGCACCGCCCGCCGCGTTTTTGTTTATCCAGTCCGTGAAGGCGTTATATTCAGCCCCGGACATGCTCATGTTAACAGACAGTTCCGCGGGCTTGCCGCTGTTGATAACTCTTTGCCGCGTGTAACCGTCAGACATTTGCGTTCTGAGCATGTTAGGCTGTGTTTTCAGGCTGTACCCTGACTGTAAAAACCCCGGCAGATATGACGGGTAAACCGCAATAGCCATGTTATACCCCCACCCGTTTTAATCCATAAGATGATTGTAACACCTGCGCGGCCTGCCCGCCTTTCCTGATGTTGGATACAAAAATATTAATAACATCTCCGTTATCGCTCTGCTGTACCTGCCCGGCTTTTGACGCGTCCTCATACAAATTGACAGACACGGAAACAGCGGCGGACTGTTTACCCTGGTTTATTAATCTGTCTGTTTCCTCGGCGCTCTTGATATCCGCGGCGCCGTAGACAATAGCCCCGTTAACCATCTCGGCGCCCCTTTCGGACACTGTGCCCCACATGCCAGCCGGGTTCGGACTGCCGTCCCAGTGCTCACCGGAAAAATTAACGCTTCTTAACTGTCCGATTAAGTTAGCGCCCTGTGCCAGGACCCCCGCACCAGCAATCAGGCCCGCGGGAAATCCAAGCTTCCACGCCTCCATAGCGCCCTGGATCATGCTCAGAGTAGCAGACGCGATAGCAAAACCCTTCTGCAGCGCAAACATGATTTTATACCCAGCAGACCCCTCGGCAAAACCGTTTTTCATCGTCTCAAAGTATGAGGATATAGCGCCGCCCATTTTGCCCCACACCCCGACCTGCTGCTCGCCGGTCATAGACGCAAGACGGGCTGAAAACTGCTCCATCGTCTGATTTAATGACTTGTCACCGAAAAGATCCTGCATCCGGGTGAAAAATCCGGTTATAGCGTCTTCGCTCTCTGTATAGCTATATGCGCGCTGAATCTTTTCCTGTATCTGACTGCTTTTCGCGTTATCAAGCTGCTTATTTTCCCCGTCTTGTTTTATCTTTGTAAGCCGGTCCTGATGTGCCTTTTCGGCCATCTCAACAGCCTGATGATACTCAGACGCCAGGATCGTGCCCGCGTCATAAAACTGCTTAATCTGCGCTAAACTGTCCTGATATTTCTTGTTTTCTAGTTCTAAGGGCGTAAGCAGCGCGTTAGCGGCCTGTTCCCCGGTAGACTTGAGAGACTTAAAAAAGCTTTCCCACGTTTTGCGGGCGCTGTCTATTGCGTCCTTTGCGGACTTGCCCGCTGACCCTTTTCCGCCGGGCTTGCCAGGCGTGAATACAGCAGCCGCCCCCGCCCCGGATTTGCCTTCAAGGGATTTTAATGCGTCAGCCTGTCTTTTCAGCCTGGCTTCCCTGTCCTTATCGGCTTTTACGGACGCGGCCGCGGTATCAGCAATCATCATCTTGACGCCCTCATATGACGCTTTTACATCGTCAAAAAGGGAATCAAACTCGGTGTGTGCCGCGTCTGCCGTGGCCTTAAACCCCTCGTCAAAAAAGCTTGAAAGGCTGGGGGTGTTTTTTAGCGTTTCCCCAATGGCCTTGAAATCGCCGTGAACGACCTCATAAAGAACCGCCCCGGTTTTGTCGCCTATCGTAGTGAGAACGTTAAACACCGATTTGCTGAAACTAATGAGGGCTGTCCCCGCGGTAGCAATGGCTGCTTTTATCGTCTTGAGCACAGACATAGCCGCGGCTGTTACCATCGTGACTCCGATTTTCAGCAGGCTGAAGAAGTTGCTGAAAAAAGTATTTACGTATTCCCCGCAGGTGCCTGAGGAATCGCCCACGCTCCCGGTTATCTCATCAATTACGGCGCCCGCTTCTGTCATGATGTATTTCAGCCCGCTCCGGAAATCGGTCATGAACCGGGCTAAATCCGAGGTGATTGATGCGAACCACTGATTGTTGTTAATAAAATTGCTAAGGCCGTCTAACGCGTCTACAGCAATCCACACCGCCTGGGTGATAACCTCACCCAGCCCGCCGTTCCCGTTACCACCAATGGCATAAAGAAAATCACCCCACGCGTCACCGATGTTTTTTATAGCGCCCGTCAGGCCCTGCATCTGACTTTCTGCGGCGCCTGCGAAATCAGATTTGCTAATGCTTGACACATAATCCAGCATGGCCTGCTTCGTATTGGCTATTTCGGTAACGGAACCCTTAAACGTTACGCGGATTTTATCCCCGGATTTTTCAGCCTGAATGCCTAACTGCTGGAGTCCGCGCAGCTGCCCGGCTGTAGCTGAATAAACCGCCTGAGAGACTTCTGTTAATGATTTTCCGGTGCCGGCCGCGATATTGCTCAGATCTTTGATTAAATCCGTTGTCGGCATGATTCCGGATTTGCCAAGCGTTAAAACGGACTGCCGGATCTCATCAAATGACTGCGGCAGTTCTCGTGAAAGATTATTGAATGTATCAAAAACAGCCCGGGCCTGTTCCGTGCTGTCAGTAATAGCGCGGAATGAGGATATAACCTTCTCATTTCCCGCGACCACATCAGCGATTTGCTTAAAAAATGCGGCCGTCACGAATCCCGCAAAAATCCCTTTTAAGGATGTAACAGCAGACCCGACATCCCGCCAGGATTTTTTAGCTTTTTCCCCGGAGCGTTCGATATTCCGGGCGGATTTGTCGGCCTGTCTTTCCGCGCCTTTGATCCCTGACTGAAAATCATCAGTCCTAAGCTTCATGAGCAGCGTTAAACTTTTTGCAATGGCCATAATCCGCCCCCCGGTTTTAATCCTGATACCCCTCCGGCCTTACCTTCCCGGAATGCTTTTTGCTGTACTCATACTCCGCATTTTGCAGCAGATAATAGCCCTGCCAGAGTGTTATTTCAGACAGTGGCAGCGCTAAAACATCATGCAGTGGCTGCCCCGTGTCCTTTGCTATTTCAAAACAGGTCCGCAGGATCGGAGTATGATCAATCAGTTTTTTGCTATATCACCGCTGATGATGTTCTTTGATATCCGCATAACAGCATCGTTAATCTTGTTAAACAGCCAGAAAGGACAGACTTCCATGAATTCTTTCCTGTCCTGTTCAGACTGATAATCAAAAATATGCGCCCCGGATTCATCCTGTACGCATGCGCCAATCATGTACGCCGTTGCTTCGGTATTCTTCCCGATTTTCTCGAGTTCACCCGCGCCGAAAACCTGCCCGGGTGTCGGTTCCTTAACTACATAATGCAGCGCTTCCCCGTTGAGTTCAAAATCAAGCTTTTCAGAGTTCTGAATCGCGTTAACGTTCTGTTTAAGATGCTCAAGAAGATTCATGTGTTATTCCTCAACTTAAAAATGCCGGGCATCATGCCCGGCTGGGTGAATTTATGCGGTTGGATTTGTACGGGTAAACTTTCCGGACATTTTGAGATTGACCGTCATAGAGATCTTATCTTCCTGACCCTTTGCGGCTTCCTCAGTGCCCAAAATCGCAAATTTCGCCTGGTTGATCACACCGTTGCTGTACTGGGTTTTCAGATAGCAGTACTGGCCGCCCGTTTGTGCAAGCGTGATAAAATCGGCCTGATCTTTGTCGTCAAGATACTCATAAAACTCAATCGACGACTCGGCACCCTCATAGATTCCCGGGCGGTATTCCTTCGCGACATCTGCTACAACAGTATCATCATCCTGAGCAGACGAAAACGACCACTGAGGAGTCTGAATCAGACCATTAAGCGGCCTGAAAGCAGGCTCCGACCCGTCAGCAGGCAGCGGCGCCCACATCGTAAGAGACCCGGCCGCCAGCTGGCTGTACTGATGTTTATACGTGTAGATAGGCGTATAGGACATTTATTTTTCTCCTTTCTCCAAAACTGCTATTATGTGCACATTGATAACAGCGTGATTTTCAGGATCATACGCCGTTTCAAAATTAGACAGGCTCACCCACATCTGTATTTTATCATCAGACATGCGCCCCTCTTCCAGGACAGATGATAATTTAGACAGTAGCGCGTAAGCGTCTTCAAAGGTCCCCGCGATTAAGGCTAACTCATAATTCAGCTGCATACCCGTGACCACTGCCGCGCCTGTCGTCTGTGACAGGACCAGGACAGGAAGTTTTTGCGCCGCGTTGGTATCAGTAAGCGGGGAGCGGAACCAGTAAGGCTTGACGCCCATTATTTCGGTTAATTCCGCGCTAAGCAGTTCGTTACAGTGTTGTACCTGTGTAAAAGGGTTGCTCATTCTGCCACATCCCGTTTTATAGCTTCCATGAGGTCATTATATATACTTTGCGCGATATTGTCCTGATTTTCCGTCAGATACGCTAAAATCTTTCTTGCTGTAACGCCGTTTATCTCTTTATATCGCGTGTTTTCTCTCTCTTTCTGTAAGTTTTTCTGCAGCTGTGATGTATAGCGTTCTATGATCTTCTTGTATTTTTCCGCTTTTTTATCCGTCCCTGTCAGCCTTATTTTACTTGATAGGAACGATTTTTGCATGTGCTCTGATAGTTTCTGCTGATATTTAGCTATCTGAGCCTGTTCACGTTCAATTTTTTTGCGTATCTTTGACTGCCTGATTTTCTTGTGATTAATATGCGGTTTTGTGCCCCAGTTGACAAAAATCGCGTACTGGGGAGCGTACCACTGATAACGCCCGTGTTTTTCACCGTCTATCTCCTGCGGAACGTTTGCCAGGTATGTAGACACATAAACGCCATCGGCTGTTATTTTTGAGTTCGTCCGGACAGAAGACGAAAGCGCCCCCGAAAATTTATGCAGTCTTGATGATATCCGGGATTTTACTGATGATTCAACGGCCTGATTATGCCTTTTCAGTATCTGTCTGTAAGTCTCGAGCGCTTTTTGCGTTCCTACTTTCTGCCGCCATTCGTCAAACGTCTTTTTTAGCACGTTTGCATCATAGATTCCTGATGATACAGACATATATCAATCCTGAACAAGTTCAACAGCCAATATCTCGGATCGCTCTTCTCTGTCTTTTGTGATATTCAGTACATTGTAAAACTGCCCACGCCAAAGAATGCGATCCCCTACACAAATATCAGAATTCAGCCGGATTTTTACGGTCATGGCCTGCGCCGCGATATCCCGCCCGGATTCTAATAATTTGCGTATAGACACCTGCCTGACATTCGCCCTAACTACCGGCCCTTCTGTGTAATGTTCTATCGATTCCCCTGCCGTGTTCTGTGTGCTGCTGAAATAGTAAAACTGAATCTTTTCTGACAGAATTCCCGCGTTGAGCATTTTTAATTCTCCTCGTCATCCCGGTATTTCAGACAATACGGATCCAGCAGATGCTTGTAAAACGTTGCAAACTGCCCTGTTGCTGTAATTTCGCGCTGTTTGTAAAAATCCCCCACCTGGCAGCGGATATACTGCTTGACCGCCGCCGGAACCCCCGCCGCCGTGGTGCTGAGCGCCCGCGCGTCATCCCGCTGTATAATCTCCCGGTTCATAAAATGTTCTGCAAGATTGACCGCGGCCTCCTCGTATTCAGCCAGGAGAGTGTCGTCATCGTCAATATCAATATTCAGATGTTTTTTCAGGTCCGATATTTCAACAGGTAAAACCATAGCACCCCCGATTCAGATACAAAAATGCCGGGCATTGCCCGGCATCTATATTAACCCAAAAAATCAGATTATGCCGAAGTGGGAATGCTAAAATCACCGGCACTGAGTGCGTTAGGATCCTCAACAGCAAATCCAAGACGCTCCTCGGCCCTGAGGGTTACGAGATTCGTAGTGAAGTTTGACGCATCGTCAAAACTTGCCATCATTTCCGCACCCATGCGCTGATAGATAGTACAGCCCTCCTGGAGACTGCCGAGGATGTACTTGCCAGACGGAACCGCACCGGATGTGAGCACGGAAAGCCCCCAAACGGACTTTCCCGCGACCATTGCGGGGCCGCCGAGAAGGTACTCACCCAGGGTGTTCTTCATGAGACTGAGGACAGTCCACTGCGCCGGATTAAGTACAAGGATGTTCGGCGTATAGTTCAGCGTCTCAATGTGATTCTTCACCTTCAGGACAAAATCGATAAGCGTGTCACCCTTTGCCACGCCGGCCGCTGTCGCATTGTCTGATACGGTAGTAAGCAGGCCGGGGAGATTCGGGCTTGTCCCGTCACCGTTGATAATCTGCGCCTCGATCGTCTTCCTGAGACCGACAAGCAGCTTGTTCATGATGTATGACGCTACGAGCGGCGCATCCTCATAAGCCTGCCTGGTAAGCCTGACCCAGTGCGCTACTGTCTCAACCTTGCAATTTTCAAGCCTAAAGGTGAAAGCGGATTCAGGCTTCTGAGCGGCCTCGGCAACGAACGCCGCGTTGTTGGTTATATCTGAGGATCTAAGATATTCCACCATGTTTGAAGCAGTCTGCACAGTCGGAATGAGATCCTGGATCTTCACCCCGGTATCATCGGGAATCCCGACAAACGCGCCCTGGGCGGGGGCAACAATAGAACCGTGTGAGACGCTGTTAGACGCCTGAGAGCCTATCGCATCCTTAAATGACAGCCTGAAAGACTTCTGCTCCCCGGAGAGCATAGACTTATACCCCGCGGACTCGATAAAAGTCTGTCCGGCAGTCTTTACCTGGGCGGGGGTGCCGGCCGCGTTCTCATGGTGCGCCTTCTGCAGGACCTCGTTAAGATCCTTTGCGGCCTTTGCCTGCTCATCTGCAAGATTCTTGATCTTTTCATCAATGGCAGCGCGGGAGGCTTTGGTGTCCTTCTCTACCGCGTTAATCTTCTCGCCAAATTCCTTAATCGCGCTAAGCAGCTCGTTATTGCTGTTCTCTTCCATGTTGGTTACCTTTTTGTAAAACTGTGAATCAGATCTATAATTTCCTTTTCAGCCGCCTTTGTCCGCAGGGCGTCGCGCTCAGCAGTAAATACAGCCTTTAGGCCGGAAATGAATTTTTTAGCCTGTTCACGCGAAAAATAACCAACATCACGCAGGTACTTTTCGGCGCTCTTGTAATCCTTTATAGATTCTATATCAAAACTCTTTACGCTGTCAATCCTGGCGTTCTGGTTGCACGGCATTGCGCAAATGCTGATCTCCATAAGATCATCAATCGTCTTAAAATCAAATCCGCCCGCGTCATTATCCTCCGCCCCGTCAGGGCTGAAGGAAAAACCGACTGAAAGCCCGGACATGCTGCCGAATTTTAACGCGCTGTAAATCTCTTTTCCTGATTCCAAATCTGTATTTACGCGGCCTGTAACATACAGCCCGGTATCATCGCTCTTGATACTGTCCCACCTACCGCAGGGCACTGACCAATGATCATGACTAAAAAACATTACGGGCATGACACCTGATTTTTCAATCTTCTGTAAAACCGCATCATAGCAGCCCGGCAGCATCACATCACCGGACAGATCCGGGTTGTTATAGGTACTTGCATAACCGGAGATCTTACCGGTTCCATCATCATCCGCGGTTAACGCGGTTTTATAAATAATGTTCCTTTTCATGCTTAATTTTTCTCCGGATTTGTGCTGTTCATGGTGCCCTCCTGGCTCGGCGCCGTCTGTCCCAATTTGTCAAGCGGGATCAAATTGCTCTGAATTGTGAGGGAATCGGCCCCGGCCACATCTGACGGATTCCACCCCTCAGTGTCTCTTATCTCATTCCTGGATCTTAATCCGTTCTGCACCTGTGTAGCGTATATAGTCGCCCTTGCCTGGTCATCTGCTCTGTTCAATTCGCCGATTCTAAACCTGACCTCATGATTATGCCGCTCGTCTTTTGTCGCCACTCTCTTCATGAGCGCCTTTTCAGCTGAGACGCATAACGGCAGAATTGTAGCCTTGTAAAACCATCTTTCAAGCTTTTCATAGTCCCCGGATTCGGCACCGACAAGCGCGGGCGGAACCCCGAACCAGCGGCAAATCTCAGCGGTTGAAAATTTGCGCGTTTCCAGCAGCTGTGTATCTGCGGGGGATAAACTCATTGCATGAAATTCCATGCCGCAATCCAGCACTGCGACATGATCCCCCGAAGCCTGAAAACTTTTTGCAACGGAAATTTTTTGTTTCTGGTTTAATACCTGATTCGGGGATATAACGCCGTAAATCTTGCCTTTTTCCACAAAAATCTTTATAGCGTTTTCCTGGGCGGCCATTGCTTCCGTAAGGGTGTTCCTCATGTATTCAATAGGTGACAGGCCTATCAGGCCGTTCCCCACACCTTTCCAGTGCATTATTTCATCAGGTGCGTATCTGATGATCTTGCCGTGTCTGTCAGTATATTCATATACTATACTGTTATCGTTTTCGCGCTTGACATTCATCTGATCCGCGCTCAGCGGATAGAGTATATACGCGGTCCCGTCTGTCTTCCTGATGATGTGAGCATAGGCATTTCCCCGGAGCAGACGATTCATGCACATTGTCTGCCAAAATTCGAAGGAGGTCATATCCTGATTAGGGGACGCATTCAGCACAAAATCCAAATTACACGCCTTATCCAGGATCCGTTTGCCGGCGGCATCAAACGTAAACACATCTACAGGAATAGATGCAAGCGTCTGACTAATCAGGTTGACGCATGCCCACACCGTGCCAAGCTGTGCGGCCGCATCAGGTGTGTACGCTTTTGATTCAGTAACAGGGATTGTTACAGGCCCGGAATTCTGATAACCTGTATAATCCCCGTTTCCGGTAAAAAACCGGGTGAATTTTGCCCAAAATCCCATAATCACACCTCAGATAAAAACGGGCTCCGGATCTTCCTGCCAGTCCTGCCACGTGTGCTCAATATCCCTTTTCATTATAATGTAAAACGCTGTAATCAGTGCAAAAACGCCATCTATTTTATTTTCATTGCGTTCTTTCCTGGGGTAAATGTTGTCATTCCTGTCCGGTTTTACTACCACGTTTGACATCATCCATTCAAGAACCGGATTCCCGTCATAGTGTATCCGTTCCTGCATAATCAGCTGCTGAACGAATTTCATAGGCTCCGACAATGTTTTAGGCCCTTGCTGTACCTCATACATTTCTATGCCGTCATTGCTTAATGTTTGCGCCAGCTGTGTGCAGTTCCAGGGATCATATCCAACGCCCAGGCTCTGATAGTTCTGCACATCCTCAGAAATAAACCGGGCTATATCGATATAATCGGTTACGCCGCCCCGGGATAAGTGAAAATATCCCGCGTTGGCCCATCCCTGATACTGTGAATTGCGGCTGGCCTGTACTGTATCCTCAGGAAGCCAAAACTCCGGAAAAATGTAATAGTGCAGAATGTTGTTTTCATCAGGGCGCCAGAACACACGGACCGCCGCCGTGATATCTAGTTTTGTCGCAAGATCCAGACCGTAAACGCATTCATCACCCGCGAAGCTGTTTATATTCAGCCCGCGTATCAGGCATTTGCGCCACAGCTTCAGCGGAATCCATGAAAACGCGGCCTGCACCCAGACATTCAGGCGTTTTGTCATGAAGTCATTTTCGGCGGCCGGTGAAACAAGCGCTGAATTTCTTTCCGAAAAAATCACATCATGATCCAAATTTGCCCAGTTCGGATTTGACTTGATTAACGCCGCGTCTTTTTTCCAGTCGTCCTCAGGATCTATACTGTATATCAGGCCGAATCTGTGATCATCCTTAACACTGCCATCCAGGACTTTTAACGTTAATGTGTGCTGTTCATAACATATGCAGTCAATAGATCCGCCGGCCGTGGTTATTGTCCAAAACAGGGACTGCGCGCGTTTTCCCATCGATTTGGTAACAACGTCAAACAGTCTTCTTGTTTTATGCGCGTGCAGCTCATCCATACACGCAAAATGGCTGTTTAATCCCTCGTTTGTGCTGTCCTCAGATGATTTTGGCAAAAATTTACAGTTCATTCCCGGAATCAGCAGCGAATTATTTAATATTTTCAGCCCGAACGCGTCTGCTAACTCCTGCTTGCTCTGCTGCGCCATCGCTTTAGCGTCATCAAAAACAATCCGCGCCTGGTCCCTGGTTGTCGCAAACGAATACACATCAGCAGATAATTCACCGTCAGCGCATAACATATATAACGCCACGGCGGATGATAATGTGCTTTTTCCGTTTCCCCGGGGGATTTCAAGATAGACAAAAGAAAACCGGCGTTTGTCGTTCTCTGTCTTTTTCCACCCGAAAACCGTTGTTATGAAAAAACACTGCCACGGCTCAAGATGTAAATTCTCCCCGGCTTTTGGACCTTTGATGTTTTTCAGGAGTTCAATAAATGCACAAACGCGATTCGCAGCCGCGGGATCGAAATAATAGGGGAAATCTTTTGTCCGCTGTCTTTTCAGGTCATTGACCTGGCGTTTTACAGCGTTGATAACCCCGGCCCGGCATGCCGGGATTTTCCCTGAAAGCACACCGGAGATGTATTCCTCAGCTTTTTCCGTGTAAGTCATCACGCAAGCCCGAGATTCAGGAAGCCGTTAGTTTTTGTCCGGGCGGGATCATCAGACTGAACATTTTTGGCACTGATTCGCGCCCGGGCCGCGGGTGTCAGGCCAAACTCCCCGCTGAATTTTAATACTATCGTATATAGAGAAGCCTCGATTGATACCCAGGGCGCCTGGATCGGGTAGCCCGTTTTAGTGGTTACAATCATGCCATCAGTCTTGATTTTTTCCGCGGCCTGCTGCCACTGGCTGAACGCCTGGCAGTAAGTTGCAAATGCGGAAGATGTTTGCTCAGTTAGCCGGCCGTCCTTTATCAGGGCGGGCGCCTGTTTCCGCCATTCCTTTTTAGCTGTATCATCGAGCCAGGCAGGACATTTTATATCTGCCATAAAAACCCCCTTTTGTACGTGTCACACGCTTGAAAAAACC